AATAAAATAAGCACCAACAACACTGACTATAATCGGTACAAGATAGAAAAAAGATTGCAGTAACCATACAATAAAAAGCTTCATTTACTCACAACTCCATCAAAGCCTCAGCTATTTTATCAAACTTGTAATGGCCACATCAAAAACTTCACAATAGCGAAATTTAGCTTTTTTTCATTTACCACACATATAATTAACTCAATATTTCACGTACAAATTTACCCCTCCGGCTCAATTCCCCTTGCCTTTAACGCCTCTCTCGCCAGATTCTTCAGCCAGCTTGCCAGACTAATTCCTTCTTCAGTTGCAACCGCATCGAGCTGTTTTTTCAAGGCGGGATCAATGCGCATTTGAAATTGTGGGGACTTGCCTCCACCTTTTGGTTTTTTTTCACGCATTATAATTGACATGTACTGACCTATTCCCTCATTTTAATCCTTTAAAAGACCACACTAACATGAGGCCTTTTATGAGAGCAACGCCCCGGCAGTGATGCAACACATACCGGAGCGTCTGACCACAACGTTCACTCTAAAGGAAACAACGCTATGGCTAATACCAATAGTAACACAACCACTCATTATGAAATCGTGGACATTCAACCAGTTATCGAACCGGCAGTATCAACCCTTTTGAAAACACCGCTCGGCACGACGCACGATCTCTTTCAGGTGCTGGAGGCATGTAGCCACTATGTCGATGCCCTGGTGGAATGTCACGATATCACCGCTCGTATGGCACTATGCGGCCGTCTGCTCGCTGCACTGGAAGTCTTGAAAGTTCTGTTAGACAAGCCACTGCCAGAACACCTGATTAAACGCCTCACGCTGGAGAAAGGTAATGACAAAGCCTGTCGCAGCGGTTGTTCGATAGATTCGGAAGAGATGCGGCAATATTGCAGCGCGCTAACATTAGTATTGCTGAATCAGCCGGCTTCTACAGACTTGCAGAAACACATCACCGGCTTGTTATTCCAGATGATTAACATCATGACTGATGACTTAACCGCGCCGCGTTTTGTGCAAACAGCGTCGGGGCTGGTGATGATTGATAGCAAACTTACAGATAGCGTTCATTAATTTCGGCCATTTCCCTTCTTCCCTGTGGAAGAAGGGAATTCGCATACCGAATTCAAATCCCAGCGCGGAGTTACTCTTAGTACCAAAATACTTTATCACCCCTGCGTTTTCTTCTGGCGAAAATCGCCACGCTTTTTCTCTCTTCACCGGAAGCCTGTTTTGCCTGACTCATATCAGTGAAATCTTTTTATTCCGTACAGTAATTGCCAGTGTTCCCCAAGGGCCCCGGTCCCCACCACCGTACAGTTATTAACAGCACTCCCAGAGGCCGCTGTCGCGCCCTTAAACGTCAACGGCTCGCTGGCCTTCAGCCTGATCTCCCAGCGATCCCATCCAGGCCGCAGCCATAAAAAAACCCGCTTTCGCGGGTTGGGCTTACAGCAACTGCGGTGACGGGTTATTGCTGCCTTTCGCCATCACCGGCACGGTATTAATCTGCGCCGGTTCGACGATAATCCCGGATACGCTCTCCAGGGTTTTAAAGGTACAACTGCAGTTAATGTTCTGGCACTGGTGATAACGTTCTTTCGTCTCTTTCGAAATGTAACGGCTGCTTTTCGTATGGGCGGCGGTCTGACATTTTGGGCAATGCATCATAGTTGTTCTCCTCTCTGGCATAGTGCAACATTAGCCAAAAGCTAAACAAATAGCAACAATAATTAGACTTAAACTAACCAGCTTGCTTTTCAACTAAGATGTAGTCCACGTTTTCAGTCATCAGCTCCAGGTTCAACTGGGTGGTAAAGCCACTTTTATCGAGGGTATGCACGATATTGGTAATCAGCCATTTTTGATTATCGATGACCGATTTAAAACCTTGAGCTTTGACCGGCGTTTCAGGAATCAACTCCGCAGCACCCAGCGCCAGTAGGATCTTCAGCGTAGCCCGGTTGCGTTGCAGTTCCTGCCACTTTGCCTTAGCCGCCTCCTCTGCTTCCTCCTGGCTACTGAAGTGCGTATTCAGTACATACAGCTTCTTATTGCTGCCAAAAACATAGGTTTTTCCCGGGTCTTGTTGCCCAATTGTGGGGATATTTTTGGCTGCGGGATGGACAGGGTTCACCGCCGGTGTTGCTGGCGGTATCGTGTTGACGGTTACCCCTTTCTGCTGCGCCTTTTTCGGATCGTACCATTTTGCTTCTACGCCACTGTAATCGTCGCGCTTAAACAATTTGTACTCATACTTATCGCCATCCTGTCGGTTCAGATTCAGGAGTGAAATCGGCTTTCCGCTCACGGTCACGCCCTGCCCGGGGGCAAAGAACTGCAGCATTTCTTTTTTAATTGTCGCCACCGCGCCAACCAGCATAGCCAGACGAGTAATAAATGTGCCGTCCGTTTCCTGCGTTTGATCGAGATGCTTAATCTTTTTCTTAGCTATCTCCTGCGAAACTTTCCACTTGAGGTTGTTACGTTTCGCGATTTTCTCCACGGCCTCGCCAACCGTCATGTCTGGATATGAATCCGTGATTTTAACATCGAGCGAACCGCTAAAATCGGCGCTTCGGGCGACCACCGTTATCGTGTCCGGCGCGCCCTGGTAAGTGACCTCATCAATGAGGTAGATGCCTTTATTTGCAAGCGGCTGTCCTTTCCAGCCAATCTCCAGGGCGATTTTTGCGCCAAAAGGCGGCATGACCAACTGGCCGTCGCTGTCGTCCAGCGTCAGCTCCAGTTGATCGGCCTGCAAGCCACGGTTATCCGTTAACTTCAGAGAAATCAGCCGTGGGCGAATATCTTCCGTTTTATCCTTCGTCTCAATTTTGATATTGAAGTCCGGCGTCGGCGCAACGCGCAGAGGCACCGGAATCGGGGCGATATCGCTCATCTCAGCGCCCTCCGCTCAGCGCAGAGGTAACGCTGTTGATGACAGAACCCACCCGTTGCGCTGCGTCACTGGCCCGGTTTTGCAGTTCTTCCGCCTGCCTTTTTAAGTCGCCGAACATGCTGGTCAATGAATCGTCTACCCGCAACAGGTTGAGGGTAAAGCCTATCTTGCGCGCGCTGCCGTCGCTGTAGAATTCGGTATGCGTGGCCGAGAAATCTGTGACGACAAACATGCCGTAAATAATGCCATTGCCGCCAATCAGCGGCCACGCCAGGCCTTCATCGGCCATCGCCTTCAGTGCCAGCAGCGTGACATTGCCGCCGGTGATTTCAGGCCGGAGCTCGCCAGACAGGGTGATTTTATCGTCACCGGCACCCAAAAACTGGGTCGACTCACGTCGCCCCACGCGACTGTTTTTTGCCCAGCGATAGCCCACGTCATGCTTCAGATTGTCGAAGGGAAGGGTTTGCCGTACAAACGGCATCATGCCTAATATCATCATCATGGTGAATTAATCCCGGCTAAACATGGAGTTATAGCTGCTATCAGCCGTGGACCACGGCGATGCCGTGGAATACTGTGCAACGGCCTGTCCAATCGCCTGGGGGTCGCCTGTCGCATAGATGTTATTGGTTACGGTGTGCTGACGGTTATCCACGTTTGAATTGTTAACCGAGGGCAAAGGCTGATTGAGCGTGCTGTTAAGGCTGGCGCGCGATGCGGCCGGACGGGCATCCGCGTTATCCTCATCCTCGTCGTCCTGCTCGCGCATTTTGGGCGGTGGCAGCTTGTCTTTCACCTTGTCAGATTTCTCATCGATGATGCCAAGTTTGCCCAGAACCCAGTCAATGCCGCCCCGCAGTTGGTTAAGGGCTTCACCGGGCAATTTCAGCGCTGTCGCCAGCATGTTGCCGAAGCGCTGTCCCATCTCCCCTGCTGAAGCCAGTTCCTGCTGAGAAAACTTCACGGGTTCCAGCAGCTTCGAGAACCAGGCGCCCAGCTCGGACACTTTGTTACTGAACCAATCAAATACCGGCTTCAGCGGCGCGAACGCGTCGCTGATCGGTCCCATCGCCGCGCTGAAACCTTCAGCAACCCCGCTGATAAAAGCGCTAATCGGTTCCCAGTATTGGTAAACCAACATGGCGCCCGCCGCGATAGCCGCGCCAAGCAAGACCACCGGTAGCGTAATCGCCCCCAGCGTGGCCGTAATCGCGCCACCGATGATGGCAAACGCGCTGCCCAGCAGCTCCACACCCGCCATGATAGTGCTCAGCCCGCTAATGACAGGCCAGGCAATGTTTCCCACGCTGGCCAGTGAATCCACCAACGTCAGCCCACCGGCCGCCAGCGTCAGCAGGCTGTCCGAGAGCTGGGGATTGATATTCATGACGCCGGTCAGGACGGACTGTACGGACAAGCCATCCTGGCTGATGGCCTGCAGGCTGGTATCAACCGACGCGTCTGCGGCTGGCGGCTGGGCAGCGGGCGCCTGAGACAGCTGATCCAGTCGGCCACTGGCTGCGCCCTTCATCAGCACTGCGGCAGGGGCGGCACCCTGTTCACCAAAAATGGCCTGCAGATAAGCGGCTTGTTGAGCTGCGTCGAGTTTATTTTTCTCAAATGCCGCCTGTACCTGACCGAGCACCGCGAAAATGGGCTGGTTGTTGCCCTGGTCGTCAGCGGTTTGCACATTCAACGCTTTCAGAGCGCTGTCTGCGCTGGCGTCCGGTGCCTGAACATGCGTCAACATGGCGCTGACGCCAGCACCGGCCTGGCTGCCCGTCATGCCGTTTTCCGCCAGCACGCCCATCATGGCCGCGGTCTGACCGACGCTTACACCGGCATCCTTCGCGGCTGGCCCTACGGCGACCATCGCCGTCTTAAGCGCGGTAAAATCGGTTGTTTTATTGGCAAAGGTCGATGAGAGCACGTCGCCTAACTGACCAACCTGGTCATCTGCAATGCCGAACGCGTTTTTAATATTGAGTACCAAAGACGCGCTTTCTTGCATGCTACGCTGCGTCGCGTTTGCAAGGTTAGCCACTGCCGGTGCTGCAGCTTTTGCCTCACCCGATGAGCCACCCGATTGCGTAATCGCCGCGCGGGCTTGCACAATCTCATTTGCAGGTGACAGGTAATCAATGACTTTTCGGCCCTTCTCAACAAAGTCTTTGGCCTTCGAACTGGCACTTTGCACGTTATCTGCCAGCGCCATGCCGGCACGGTAGCGATCGCGTATGCGGTTGAGCTTGTCCTGACGTTGATTCAGCCGATCCATGGACTCACCCTGCGCATTGAGGGTGGATGTCGTCTGCTCGGCTTGTTGATTCAGCTTCCGGCGCTCACTGCTCAACCGGCGCGTGGAAATCCCGGCGTCATTCAGCGCCTGGCGTTGCTCCTGTACCGACTGACGCAGCTGGATGTTTTTTTGCTGCAGCGCGTTAGCCGACTGACGCAGCTTATCCAGCGCCTGCGTTTGTTCCGCGGTGGGGTTTTGGGTGTTTTTAAGTTGAATGGCGAGTGCTGCCGCTTCTGCCCGGGTATTTTTGAGATTTTGTTGGGTCAGCGTCAGTTCTTTGCGCGTCGCACGGAACCCTTCAATCTGCGCGGATTTAGCGTTGAGCGCATCCAGGCGGTCCTGCGTTTCCTGGATATCCGCAGACAGTTTTTCTGTTTCTTTACGCACGGCACTGAACGGGCGCGTCGCCCGATCAACCGCTTCCAGCAGCACTTGCAGCTTGAGCGTGTTACTCATCTGAGGTTACTCCACTGCGGATCATCACTCTATGCCGCCAGTCGAGTAACTCTTCCAGCGACATGGGATACATTTCTGAGGGGGGCCAGTGAAAAACGCTGGCAATATCGGCCATCAGATCATTGACCGTCATATCGCGGGGCCAGCTTACGTGGCCGATTTCGCTGACAAAAAACCAATCACCTTGCCGCCCAGGGCAATCAGGTCAACCGGGTCCAGCGCATTGCATTCCGCTTTGGTCAGCGAAGGCATCGTGATACGGGGCAGCACCATCAACAGCGCATCCACATCGGACGAGGCCAGCTCGGCCAGTCGTACACCGCGCAGCGCGCCGGCGTTCGGTTTGACCAGCTCGACCTGGGCGATCACTACATCACCGCGTGAAATCTGGCTTTCCAGCACCACCAGGTTGTCTTTCTGTTCCGGCTTATCCAGCTGTTCCATTTTTTCTCCATCTCAATCAAGAGGGGCCAGCGCAGAACGCGCTGGCCTTTGTTATTACACCAGGCCGAGATTTTTACGGCGCTGTTCCAGACGATCGACGCCGTTGACCTTCTCCACCATGTTGACGGTGTCGATTTCAATCAGCTCTTTGCCATTCCAGGTCAGTTTGAAATAGGTATTTTTGCTGGTGACTTTGGTTTCGGCGTTTTCACCCTGCTTGGCTTCACCGAAGTCAAACGCCTGGTGCTTACCGCGCACTTCAATTTCAACGGCAATCTCTTCGCCGGTGTCATCGCGCTGATAAGAACCGGTAAAACGTAACGGAACGTTGGCCGTTGCGCCCCACTGGCTGAGTACCAGCTCATCCATACCGCCCAGCGTCCACTCCATATCGAGCGCCGCATCGTCCAGGCCGTTATCGATAAACGCGGCGCCGTTCATGCCGCCTGCGCGATAGGTATCCAGCTTGCGTGACAGCTTCGGCAACGTAACGGCGGTTACAATGCCCTGATAGCTGTTTGAATCATTAAAGAGGTTTAACCCCTTGAGTTTACGTGGCAGTGCCATTTATCCGGCTCCTTAGCTGTTTACGGATGCGGCGAAGTTCGCCAGATAGGTATCAGTGATGCGCTGACGCAGCGTCAGATCTTCCAGCGGGGGTACCGGCGTGTAGTCGTAATCGATAAACAGTTTGCCCGCCTTCAGGCTCTCTTTATCGTTCGCACTTTCGTCGTACCAGCAGTTCGCACCCAGCAGATAACCAGCGCTGACCAGTTCACGGAACTTCGCGTTGATGCCGGCGATGATTTCGCGTACCAGTACTGGCGTCAGCGGTTTATCGTTGGCCCACATGTGCGCTTCCGCCATGGTATCGGCCAGCACCTGCGCTGAACGGGTGTAGTTCTCAAACGCGAAAAGCGGATCGTCGCTACAGGTACGGTTGCCCCAGAAACGGAAGCCGTCTTTGCGGATTAGCGTGGTGACGCACTTCTCATTCAGCAGATCGGCATCGGTACCGGTCTGTTGCAGATCCCAGAAAACGTCTGCAGAGATGCCGGTTACGCCATTGACGCCCACGTTGGACAGGGTTTTATGCCAGCCCGTATCGTTGTCAATTTTGGCGCGCAGGCCCAGCGCACGTGCGGTGGCATAAGCCATTTCAGATTTGCTGGTCGCGGTGTTCCAGGCAATAAAGTCTGGCCAGATGACCATCAGCTCACGCTGGCTGAAGTTTTCGCGGTACTTCATGGCATCAGAGATGGTTTTGCTGTTCCAGGCGGACACGTAAGCAAAGCCACGCAGCTGCTGTGCAATGCTGGCCAGCGCGGTCGCCACTTCCAGCGAATCCAGCCCTGGCACGCCCAGAATACGTGGCTTAACACCCAGCTGAGTTTGCGCGCTGAGCAGCGCCTTCATGCCGGTGTATTTACCGTTCGCGTCTGTCGAGCCAATCAGGTTAGAGGTGGTTTCCGCCTGACTCGCGCCTTCTGCTACGCGAACCACGACAGTTACCGGCTTCGCCTGGTCAGCAATCGCCTGCAGCGCGGCCGCCAGGGTGCCCTGGGTACCGGCTTTGCCGATGGCTGCCTGCACGTTGGTCAGCAGAACAGGTGTGTTAAGAGGGAACGCCGTTGCATCAGCATCTTCTGCGGTGCAGATCATGCCAACAATGGCGGTTGAAACAGTCGAGATGGTGCGTGTGCCGTCATTAATTTCGACGACGCGGACACCGTGATGAAAATCAGACATCTGTAGCACTCCGTGTTGAGGGTGTGCTCAGAGTGTCAGGTCAGCAGAAAGGATGCATGCGATTGCGGTTTGCTGGCGCGTGGCTAAACAGCGGCGATAATTTACAGGGTAACGGGGCTGTCAAAAGCCTTACTCCAGAGCCGGATATCCACGTTTTGACGCAGCCCCTCTTGCCAGAACGGGTCCTGCTTCAGGAGGGTTTCAACAGCTTCTTTGGATGCGGCTTCCACAATCCATAACGCACCATCGGGATGGGCCGTGGCATGCTCTCTGAGGGAGCCCGCAATCAGTACGCCTGACCTGACGCTTTCCAGCCACTGTAGATGAGCGTCCATATAGATTTTACGGATATCAGCCCGGTCGGCACGATCGTAAAAACGCACGGCAAATAACATCGCTTATTCCTGTTAGTTACTACTGTGATCGGTGGGTTTAGCGGCGTTGACTGGAAGATAGCGATACAGGGTTTTGACAGAAATATCCAGCACCAGTGCCACCTGGTAACGTGTGGCGCCGTTCGTCAGCATTCTTTTTGCCCGCTCCACGACGTCCGGCGTCATAATGCGCCGCCGCCCACCAATGCGTCCTTTTTCTCGCGCAGCGGAGAGGCCCGCTCGCGTGCGTTCAACGATCAATTCACGCTCCATTTCCGCCAGGGCGCCCATCACATGAAAGAAAAAACGTCCCATCGGCGTGCTGGTGTCGATGCTGTCTGTCAGGCTACGGAAATTGACTCCCCGTTCACGCAGCTCCTCAGTGAGCATGACCAGATGACGCATGCTGCGGCCAAGCCGATCCAGCTTCCACACCACCAGAGTATCGCCTTCTTTTAACGTCCTGAGCGCCCGCTTTAGGCCTGGTCGTTCGCTGGTCTTACCGCTGATTTTATCCTCAAAAATCTGTTCACAATTTGCACTCTGCAAGGCATTCCGTTGTAAATCGGTGTTTTGGTCATTTGTTGACACCCTGACATAGCCAATCAGCATCGTTTTTCCTCTGGTAAAAGGTGGGGAGTTTGCCATTGTGCAGGTTACAGGGGCCAGGGGTTTGTTTCGTTGAAACCTCGGTTTAGG